TTCCAGCGCTGCCCAGCATCCCTACAAGGGATCACCAATGATTCTTGACCTGTCGGAAGACACCCTGCTCCCACGTGCATTCTTGGATGCTACTGTGGTTGACGTCGCTGATGTATTCGTGGGTATTGCGTTGGAAGAGGAAACAGTCGAAGCCTCCGCAACCGAGAATCAATTTATCGAAATTGCTGTTGGTCCGACAATCGTTGGATTCAAAAGCACCGTGTTCGATAACGCCGATCTTGGCAAGACTGTCTACATGAGCGATTCCGGTACTTTGTCGGAAACTGCCGCAGATAATCCTCAAATCGGAAAACTGCACATTGTTCGTGACGGATACGCTTTTGTTGAGCTGACCGCCCCGCAGATTTGCGCGAATGCATAGGAGGACATTATGACCATTTCCGGTAACGTACCGAACCACCTTGTCGTTGGTGCACGCACAGGATTTTTAGCCGCGCTGCCCAAAATCGAACTTCCTTACCAGAAGATCGCCGAAATTATCTCCCTGTCCGCTGCATCAACCGGGCTTGTGGATATCGGCGCTGCACCCATGCCCGTTGAGAGCAAGGGACGCACTGAGGTACAGGACTTCATCGAGAAATCAATCACCCTGGTTCCAAAAAACTGGGAGATCACCGTTGGTTTGTCACAGAACGCAATGGACGACGACCAGACCGGGCAGTTAGACCGCAAGGTTCGCTCCGCTGGTGAAAACTTCCAGCGCTGGATCAACAACCAGGTATTCCAGGCTTTGAATGACGGCGATGCCATAACCAATTATGGCGCTTGCTATGACGGCAACGCCTTCTTCTCCGCTTCACACGCTGACAAGGGCGCTGATTACACAACCGCCCAGGATAACGTGAGCGCATTAGCCTTGAGCATCGACAACTTCGAGACCGTGAAAGTTGCATCCCGCAAGTTCGTTGACGACAGGGGTGAAGTGGTTGATTTCGATTACAACCTGCTCATCGTTGCCCCCGAACTTGAAAGAATTGCCGCGCAGATCTGCAAGAATGCCGATGCTTATGACACTGGCAACCGCGAAATGAACCCCTATGCCGGAGTTACCAGCTACATCGTTACTCCCAAATTCGATTCAACCGCGTGGGTACTGGCAGCGAGCGGACAATCTTCGAAACCGATCCTCATTGGTCAACGTAAGGCTCCCGAACTCCAGAGCGCATGGTTTGACCCCAACGGCCCGGACGGTGGCATGAACTACTTTAAGTTCTTCGCCCGCTACGTCTTCGCTTATGGCGATTGGAGACTTGCTCACATGGGAAATTCATGACAAATCTTGTCTGAATTGACCGTCTGCTTTTTTGTGGCATGATCGACAAAGAGAAATAAGGTTAGATGGAGAATTATCTTTCGAAATGCGATAGGGAATAATATGGTGAACATCAAGTGCGCGCCCATTTTCCATACAAGATTTACCACAATGCTGGCAAGTTTTGTCGCGCTCCCTCGCTTTTTGAGCCATTCTCATCCAGTCGCTGTAATCGTAAGGAAAGTCTTGTTTTCTAAGATTATCCCCTACGTAACAGTAAACCTTGTCGCCTCGATACCATTGCTTTTTGCACTCGGGAGAGCAAAACCTTCTCCCAAGTTTAGAGCAGGTCTTTCCGCAAAGTTCACAAATCGGCAATGGCTTCGTCTGAGATTTACTGGAGCACTCTAATGAACAGAATTTTGGATTATTCCAATATTTTCTCTGAAATTCTTTGCCGCAATAAGAGCATGTCCTTGTCCGATCCTTTTTCTTCGAACTCCAGTAACAAGGATAAGAACAATACTTTGTGGACTCCCAGTCTTTTACAGATACGGGCATGGGCTTTGAAAACAATTTGCCACAATATAAGCATGTTTTTTGTAAAGTGTTTGTATGCATAACAAGAGTATATCACTAATATGCAATATGTAAATAGTGATTATTCATAGATAACCGTTAGAGGGCGTGGCAGTAATCGCCACGCTCTCTAAAAACAAGGAGACAATAATGGGATCAGTAATAACTAATCTTTCCGGGATTCTACTCCAGAGCGCCGGGGTAGGGACTGCCGCAGGCGAAACCCTGCTCCAGACCAAATACGGCGTTGTGAAGTTTCACTCCCGCCCGAACATAGACGGGTACGTGGTTGAGGTCAAGTCAGAACCAACCAGCGTATCGGGTACACACTTCGGAATTGAAACAACCGTTGATCATAAACCCTCAACCGCAACGTCTGCTTTGGGCGTGCGCGGCGTGGGTGGTATTGCACGTCTGAAAGCCACATACACCATGACTGGTGGAAGTGTCATTGGTTCTTATGGGCAAGTTTGCAACCTGGGGACTGTCAATGGTTCTGGCGCTATCCTGTCAGGTCTTTATGGCTTGATTGAAGATGGTGGAACCTATACCGCCGTTGGTCACGTCAATGCCGCGTGGTTGGATTCGCACCTGGCACAAACCGTCACGTCTGGGTTGTCAGAACTGCTTTACATGACCAACAACGGCGCGACTGTAATGGATAACGCATTCTATATCTATGCAGGCGACAAAATTACCAACCTGTTCACAATTGATACTGCATCCGGGATGGTCTCGGATTCAACAACCGCCGATTACACCTTCACCAAGACCCGCAAGATCAAGGTCAATGTTGGTGGTGAAACCGGGTACATCGTTGTGGACATTATCTAAGGAGTGATTATGGCTAAACAGGAAACCCAAGAGATTGCACTGCCTATCGAAGCACAGAAGAAAATCAACGAACTAAAGGCACAGATGTTCGCAATCCAAAACCAGTTGCAAATGTTTGTTGACGGCGTGCTGCTAGGCATGGGGATTGATATTCAATCCAATCCTAAAGTTGACCTGGACGCCATGACCATCCTACTGCCAAAAGAGGGCGGGGATGACCCCGCCCTTAAGGAGTAACTTATGGACGCGAGAGTAAAACAAGACCATCGTTGGAAGTCAGTAACCGCTTTTAGTGGGGTTGAATTTGTAAAGGCTGAATACCGCGAAGTTCCAAAAGGTTTTGAGAAAGAAGCGCAAGCACACCCCTTTCTTGAAATTGGTATGGTAAGAGCTGAAAAGACACCCGAAGAAAAAGCGGCATGGGCTGCCAAGATGGTACAGGCACGCGCCGATAAAAAAGCAAAGAAGGGCGGCTAACTATGCTATATGGACCAATCAATTCTGGCGCGGCTGTTGGTGCTGATGGCGCCGCAACCGTAACCGCTTACTCAACCACTGAAATACATGGGTTGATCTACGCGGTGTACGTGAAATACAACGGCGATAAACCAGCCACAACGGATGTAACGATCTCAACCAAAGGCACGTTACCGAAGGTTCCAAGTATTTCAATCCTGACACTGACAGACGCGGTAACAGACGGGTTATTCCTGCCTCGCATCAACGCTCATTCAGTTTTGGGTGTGGTGGATACCAGTGGAGATAAACACATCCCCATTTCAGATTACCTCAAGATCGTGGTCGCCCAGGCTAACACAGACGACACAGTTGATGTTTGGCTGGAGACGCTCTAATGTCAATCGGAGCTAATTCATACGGCTCTGTTGCTGATGTTGCGGCTCTTGTCAGGCGCTTCACCAATAATGGCTCCTTTGACACAACGACAGTTCCTACGCTTACGCAAGTGGAACGGTTTATAGATGTTGTCTCAGGGTCATTGAATATTGCTTTATCAGGTGAAGGCTTCACCATTCCGGTAACACAGGCGGATGCGAAAGCCGCTCTTGACGGGGTTGTAACCGAGGCAGTGTCTGATCTGGTGCAAGCCGCTAATTCAACTGGCAGATTCTTCACAGATAAAGCCATTGAACGCGGTGTATCACCAATGAGGGCAATCAGGCGTGAAATGTCTGAATGGGTCGAAGAGCAAATAGCAGGATTCGCGGCACTGGGCGTAAGCCGGAGTGGTGGCACGAGTTCAGGCATTTTGAGCAGAGACTCAGACGAAGACGGTAACGAAGTCAGTCCCTTGTTTACACGTAGGGGATTTGGCGGCGTGAATACCAGCCTGGGGGAATCGGAAGAGTGAAGTTATCCATCCGCGTGCGGGATGAACTTGTCAGGCAGGGACTGGAAAACTTGTCCGCTGAAATACCCGCAATTGGTAGACGGCGGATGCGTACCATTCTGGAGCGCGTCAAGCGCATCATGGAAGCGTACCCGTCTGAAAGACCTGGGCAAAAGTATGTCAGAAGCGGGCGGATGTTTCGCAGTTGGCGAATTGAAAAACTTGGCAATAACAAAGGCTATTCCCTGGGCAACGTTGCACAGTTCAAAGGTAATGCATATCCACAGTTTGTAGTGGGTAACGCATACGGGACAGGACAGGCATGGATGCACAAAGGACGATGGCCGCTCTTTAGGGAAGTGACTGAAAAAGAGTTAGAAGCGTTACCGAAAGCACTTGAACAGGAAATAGTCATGGTAGCAAGGCGCGAAGGGTTTGACACAAAATGAGCTATATCACTGTCAAAGACAAACTAATCGGTATCCTGAAAGGCATTACAGATTTCAAGGATAGTTATACCGCGTCAACAATAAGTTTCACGGCAGCCACAAAAACGATAGCCGATTCAGCGAGTGGACTGGCATTCATAACAGCCGGGGATAACGTCACCATTACCGGGTCGGTATCCAATAACGGGGTATACAGGGTTGCCACAGGTGGAAGCGCCGCGAGTTTTACCGTAGAAGAAACTTTGGTCAATGAAGCGGCTGCAGCGAGTATAACGCTATCCCTACCAACGCATGTCACACACGGGGATTATTCCCCCTTTGACAAAGGCGTGGGTAATTTCATCGTACTGGTTCCGGGTCCGGTAAGTGAGTCAGTAAACCAGGCGCGTTCCTCAATCAGGATATGGACTATTTACATGGATCTGTTTGTTAGATTCGCAAATGACACGTCCTCATGGTTATCGTTTGTCACCTTGCGCTCAGCGGTGATCGATCAACTGGAAAAATACCCCATGCTGAATAACTCAACCGGGATATTGAAAATATCAGTGTCCGCGAATGACGACCCCCAGGGAGTATTTGATTCACAAGGCGCGGGGCCGATGTGGTTTACACAACGCTTTACGATAAACATAACAGAACGGGCAGCATTAAGTGGAGGTGATTTCGCATGAAAGATAACGTGGTATTGAACTACACGGGCGGAGGGTTCGGAGGCTCCATTTCAGGCTGGCCCGCTCGTGATCTAACCAAATCAGATATTGAAAAACTTGAAAAAGAGGGCGTACTAATTGAGACGCTCATCCAATCAGAACTTTACGAGCTTGCACCAACGCAGGCAAAACATCAACGCGTGATCGTTGAGAAAGAGGCATAAATGGAAGGCATAAAGGACTTACGGCTTTTACAAATTGGTGCAGAGCTTACGAATGGCGGCGCTTCCGGTACTGCCGTTGCATGTACCGCCCCCTGGAGAGGCGAAGCCACATACAAGGATGAAACACCGATCCAGTTCGTACCCGAGCAGGTACAAAACCTCGTGGGGTATGACAGGACAAAACTACCCTACAACCTGGGAAGCTTGTCACTAGCACAAACACCCATGACCGCTGAACAATTACCCTGGATTTTACGGTCTGCAATCCGGGCGGTTGAGACGGGTTCGCAAGACGGCGCGGGCAGCGATTACCTGTATGACTACATCGTACCTATGACCTCCGCAACAATGGTCATATCCGCTGCTACTCTTGCATTTGTCTCAGCGACTAAAAAGATAACCGACTCCGGTAACGGGCTGGCGTTCATCAAAACTGGCGATCTAATCAAGGTTGCCGGGGCTGTGGCTGCTGGGAATAACGGCTATCACCTGGTTACAACTGGCGGCGTGGCTGCAGAAGTAGTTGTAGCTGAAACACTCACAGATGGCTCCGCAACTCCGACAGTTACCATCGAAGTTGTAAGGCAAACTTACACCTTTAGGGGCGGAGACAACTCCCTTGCTGAAAAGGGTGCATACGGCTACTGTAAAGATTTCGAAATTTCAGGTAGCGGTGGATCTGACTCAGACGCGATAATGATGTCCGCTAATTTCGAGGTACGACAGTGGATAGTGGATTCATTCACAGCGAGTTTAGCAATCCCGAGTGTCGGTGAGTTCATGTTCCCAGAAGCACAACTGGCGATTGATGCAGTTGGCGGTACTTTGGGAGCAACAACCGCTGGTGTGTTTACTGATTTCAACCTGAAATACAATACCGGAATTAAGAAACGCTACGGCGCGAATAACAGCAAGAACTACGATTCAGCGTTACTTCGCGGCGGACCTGAAATGGTCTTCACAGTTGGCTTACCCTATGACACCATTGCACAGGCTGAGATTGGATACTGGAGAGCACAGACCGCAAGGAAAATGCGCTTGACCTTGAATGGCGCTTCAGTGACAACCCCAGGGACAACCTACTCAAAAAAGACAGTCATTGTTGATATGCCCGGAAAGTGGGAATCCTTTGATGGGTTAGAGGATGTAGAAGGCGGCGACATTGTACGCGGCACATTCCGCTGTAAATACAACGCAACCGCAGCCTTGAATCCCCGGATACTGGTTGTAAATGAACTTTCTACGCTACTTTAGGCGGCTTATGAAATTAAAAAACAAGACCTTGCAGGTTGAGTTTGAACTGGTTGATACCCTTACCCAGGGGATGCTTGAAAAGTTTGAAGCGTGTCTGGCGAAAGACGAAGCAGAGGGTAGGGGAGTAAAGACAATATACGGGAAGTATTTGAGAGCGGCAATCAAAATAGGCTGGGTGAAAAAACCCATGTACAACGATGATCAGATTGCCGCGCTCGATCCCCGTATTGTTGCGTTAATCGGTGAGCAACTTGTCAAGGAATACCAAGAGGCGAGTGTAATCCCAAACGCCTGATCCTTGCGGCGGCGGAGTTTGCCGAGAGCGAACGCAAGAAAACCGAACGCAAGGAAGCGCCGAGGGAATTGAAACTAGCCTGGCAGTGGAGAAACTTCGGGCTTACGTTTCCGATAATGGACATGGAAGCCGGGTTACTGCGAAAAATGACCGCTTGTTTGAATGTGTACGAGGCTGTAAAAGCAAGGGTTGACTACGTGCTGGTTGGCGGGAAAACGGATTCCGAATTCAGGAAAAACTACCCGCAGTATGCTGCGATATGGCGTGACATAAAAGAGTTGAGAGAGAACAATGGCAAATCGTAAAGTAATCTTTGACATTGAAGCAGAAAACAAGACCGGGAAGGCTTTCAAGGAAAGCACCGGGCAACTCGATAAATTCAAAAGTGGCTTCCAACAACTAACAGGCGTATCTTTATTGTCTGCAAGTGCTATTGGCGCGGCTGGCATGGCAGCGCAAAAATTGGTTGAGTATCTGAAAAGCACAATAACAGAGACTGAACAATATGTCACATCAATGGTTGACGGGGCACGAGTTACAGGAATGGCGGTTGAGGAATATAGCCGACTTGTGCAAGCATCTGATGACTTATTCATTTCACAAGAGAAATTAAACACCGCGTTAATAGCAGCGTCACGTCAAGGCATTGAAGTAAACGCGGAGGGTTTAGAACAACTTTCTAGTAAATACCTGTCGTTAGCACCGGGGGTTGATCGCGCACAATTCCTATTAAAGACATTTGGTCGCTCCGGCGCCGACATGGGCAAGTTAATGGAAGTCGGTGCCGAAGGTATTGACGCGGCAATGGCGTCAATCTCAAATTCTCTTGTAGTAACTGAGATGTCAAGAGTAAATATTGAAAATTACAAAAGGTCAGTTGATAACCTTAGTGATTCGTGGCAAGGGGTTAAATATGCTATTGGCAACGAAGTAATACCAGAACTTGATTATCTGATGCGTCTTTTAACAAAAGGCGTTGACCCAATAGAGGAAAATCAACGGGCAATTAAGGAACTTGAAGCGCAGATATTGAGACTTGGCGGAGCACATGGTTTTAGCGCAGAAAAAGTTGCAGAATTACAGGCAAAAATAGAAAGTCTTAAAACAGCGACAACAGAGCAGACAAGCGCCCAAAGTTTTCTTCAGGCAAGCGTTATTTCAACTACAACCTATTTCAAGGCACTTACACAAGAATTGTTATTCAACCTGGCAGCCGAAGGACTTGATGCTGAGCAGGCGTTGTTATTAGCGCAAGGTATGGGATTGGTTGACAGCGCAGCAATGGCTGAGATTACCGCCATTCAGAATTTACGTGAAGAATACGCGCAAACCGGAGACCTTGACGCATATATCAGTAAATCGGCAAGTCTGGCTAAACAACTTGAATACATCAAAAGCATGAGCAATATAAATATAAATTGGGGCGGG